ACCTAAGAAAGCTGAAAGCCAGGAAACAACTTGTGCGGAGTCCGTTGCGACGTCGCAACAGGAAAAGGATGATGGAGAACATTCTGATGACAGGTTCATCAGAAGAGGTCAAATGCAGGAGAGGCTTGAGAAGCTTCAGAAGGCAATAAACCTCCAGAACTGGGAATATGCTCTTGATCTCAATAAGCACCTGGGCTGGGATATTGAATGGTTTGCAAATAACTAATGGATAGATGGAGGTAGATATGTTTGTTAATGACAATGTATTAAAGCGGTTAATCAAGAACGCCTGGAAAGGAGCAGGACTTCATATCGAGCATACTACAGAAGGCTGGTTTGCTATGTCGGGGTTCTATTGGTTCATAGAAGTAGACGATCAGATGCTGAGCAACAAGATCAAGGCGCAGATAGTTGAGTGTATCGGAGAGCTGCCAGCTCCCGGCGAAGGATATCTTTACATCAAAGGCCATGACGACCAGATGGAGATCCCAGGGACGACATACAGAAACAAAATGGCAGAGTACGACAAACTTTCTGATAAGACGTATGAATTTACTAATGTGCTGATAAAGGCAAAGAATGGCAACTTACAGATCCTGGAAGGGCTCGACCATAACAAGATAATGGTCCCTGAATGGGCAGCAGATCTTATCGACGAAGATGCAGTCAAAGATGGAGAGACAAAGCCCGGACTTGCTGCAAGTGATAATAAAACACCTTACATAATCTGGAGAAATAACGTTATGGCCATTGCGGTATTCAAAAGGGATGTCAGATATGAGGGCGAAAGAGAGTTCCTTGAAGCTGTAGAAGATGTAAGTCTTTGTTGGGATTTTGTAGAAGAAGAGGATTAACCGGATATGAGCAAAAGGTCGAGAGCCTGTGAGTTCTCTGCTAAGGCAAGGAGAGAGATAAAAGAGAGGGATGGAGGCTGTATCTTCTGCAGACTGGGATATATGCCTCCTCCGGAGGATGAGTTTTATCTCTCTACCCATACCTATCAGATCATGCACTTCATTCCAAGGTCCAAGGGAGGCCTTGGAATACCTGAGAATGGAGCTGTGGGCTGTATATGGCACCATGACATGCTTGACAACGGCAGCAGCGGTCTCAGAGATGACATGCTTGTGATATTTGAGGCATATCTGAGAGCCCGGCATGAGGACTGGGACAGGAAGAGGCTGATATATGACAAATTTGAAAAAGCGGCAAAGAAAAACTGAGAGGAATAAGGAGATAGTGGCCTACAGAAAAGCCGGCATCACCTACAGGCAGATAGCCAAGCATTTTGGTATATCCATCTGCAGAGTAAGGCAGATTATTGAAGTCTGGGAGGGCAGAGATGAATAGGAGAGATGCAAAGCTAGATGCTCTCTGCGGAGAGCTTGTAGATGTAACCTTTTTTGATGGAGATGAAAAGACCGGAGTGCTTGAATTTGGCATGCAGCCGGCAGGATGGCCAACAAATGACAGATATACACTTTATGTCTTTGGACAGGGCTACATTATCCTCAGAAAATCACATGTAAGCAGGATAAAGCTGCATATATAGTCCTTTTGGCTCAAGGAATTTATCACAGAACAGACTTGAAAGCCATGTATATAAATCCCTGGGCTTTGTCCCAGGGTGGAAGGAGGGGATGTATGGGGAGGAAGAAGAGAAGTGTAAGGGGAAATTCAAAGCATAAGTACAATGTGGACTTTGACAGGCTGCTCTCAGATCATGAGCATGGCCAGCTCCATACAAGGTGTGACTACTCAGTAGTAAGGCCTGCTTATGCACATACTTCTCAATGTATGAATGAAAGATGGAAGGAAGGAGTGACACCGGGATATTATACAGCCCGGATAAGGGGAAATGACAATAAAAATAGACATCTTAATAGTGATACTTGGCATCTTATTCTTGATAAGAGCTGGTCTTGACCATGCCGAGCTTATGGAAGATCTGGAGGAGATGAGAAGACTTGAGGAGGAAGAACAAAGAGAGAATGACTGTGCCGGAGCAGCTGCAGAAGATAAAGGACGTGATGTGCAGTGATTATTGCAGGTACAATATGGAGGCACCGAAGTTTTTAGAGGATGAATACAGAAAAATGAAGGACTATCAGTGCAGAAAATGCCCTGTAAATGACCTTCAGATACACGAATAATGAGAAGTTACAAAGGCAGCAGGAGGAGAAGATGGTCGAATGTGAGAAATTCAATGTCGGAGACAAGTTCTACTTTGACAATGTCACATCTGCAGATGAGCAGGCAGAGATACTTGTAGAAATGAGATACGGAGTCTCTGTCAGCTATGATCCTTACACAATAGAGTGGATTGTGACAATTATAGAGACGCCAAGGGAGTGGGGAAGGGAAGAAGATGAAGCTGAGCATAATAATTCCATGTTACAACGCTGAGCCATATATAAAGGATCTCCTCAAGGCACTTGAGTCTCAGATCAGAGATGACATTGAGGTTGTCCTGGTAGATGATGGCAGCGAAAAGCCATTGAAGACATCATATAAGTGGTGCAAAGTCATCCGGAAGAAGAACGGAGGAGTGGCCACAGCAAGAAATTTAGGAATTGAGAAGACAACAGGTGAATATATAGCCTTTATTGACTCAGATGACATGGTCTCTGGGGACTATGTTGAGAAAATCCTTGAAAAAGCCAAAGAAGGACCTGATTTGATACAGCTTTCATGGAAATCGCTCACAAAAGACGGCTATCAGTTCAATTATCTCTTAAAATCGGACTCAGACAGGCTTGAAACACCTTCCTGCTGGAGCAGAGTGCTAAAAAGAGCCTTTTTAGGAGACATCCGCTTCAATGAGAGGAAGGATTCAACAGAAGATGAGGACTTTTCACGAAAAGTGGGCTATATTTTCCCGGATGCACCGATAAAAGAGGCCTCAGTGACGTCTTATGTGTATTTTTACAGAAATGTAGCAAATTCCAAGATAAAACGCTTTAAAAATGGTCTCATGAATAGCAAAAGAGTGGTCTACTACTACAAAAGAGTCACAAGAGAGATGCAATGGCTCCTGGAAGAGATCAAGAAGGAGGATGAGGTCAATGAAGTCTGGCTCCTGACTCAGTACAATGAGATCCCGGAGCTTGAGAGGTACTGTCAGATACACAGGCCCTGCAATTGCTGGGGACACATTATCAGAGGAGAGAACTACTCCGGCATAACCAAGATAGAGCCTCCTGTGAAGGCCCAGGTAGTCATCTACAGAAGATTCATGCATTATATAGGCGGCCTCATGACCTTCACTCAGAACTTTGTGGAGTTGATGAGCGATAAGTATGATATCACAGTGGTCACAGAGAGGATGAATGAGGAGAGGAGACACAAGCTCCAGGAGAAGGCCAATGTGGTAGTAACAGATGGAAAGGTGCAGGTATATTGTGACACTCTCATCATGCTGAGCTTCCTTGATGCCTTGCCGGTAAATATCCATGCAAAGAAAATCATAAGGATGTGCCATGCCTGCAAGACTGATCCTTCCTGGAAGATTCCTCATGATGGTGATGAGATTGTTTATGTATCAGCTACAGCCATGAAGTCCCACGGAGTAAAGGATGGCAAGGTCATACATAATGCCAACTTCCCGGTCAAGGACAGAGCCCTCATCCTGGTATCAGCCACAAGGCTACCGGCAGCAGATAAGGGAGATAATGAGAAGCGCTTTAGGATCCTGGCAGACAAGCTCAACGAAAAGGGCATCAAGTATATTTGGCTCAACTTTGCAGATGGAGCTTTGCCGAACCCACCAAAGAACTTTTATAACATGGGAGTCAATTATGACATGCAGAGCGTTATTGCATCAGCTGACTATGTGGTGCAGCTGTCTGACTCTGAGTGCTGGTCATATACATGCCTTGAGAGCCTTATGCTCAATAAGCCTCTGATATGTACTCCATTCCCTTCTGTGTTTGAGATGGGAGTGAAAGATGGAGTCAATGCTCATGTGGTACCCTTTGACATGGACTTTGATGTGGCCAAGCTTTTGGAGATTCCAAAGTTTGAGTACAAGTATGACAATGCCAGGATCAAGAGGCAGTGGATGAAGATACTGAATGCCAGGCCATCCGGCAAGAGGAAGCAGGTGCAGGTAGTGGTAACAGTCCCATATAAGGACATGGTACTGGATAGAGAGATGGAGATAGGAGAGAAGCTTAAGATGGACATTGCCAGAGCTGAGCATGTCCAGCAGATAGGATATATCAAGATACTTAAAGAGTAAGGAGGGGATGATGGGGGAGTTCAAAGATGTAAATGAAGCCAAGGACTTTTTCAGACAGATCAGAAAAGAGCAGGCCGAAGTGGAGCACTTGCAGAGTCTTATTGCCAAGACAAGACTGTCCCTGCTACCTAAGGGCATAAGGTATGACACTGACAGAGTGCAGACATCTCCAGGTGATCCCATGACTGAGACAGCTGCCATCATAGCAGATTATAAGAGGCAGCTCAATGAGAGCCTGTCCAAGCTGATAGAGAGGAAGATAAGAGCTGAGCAGCTTATCATGTCCCTGGATAATACAGATGAGAGGGATATCCTGAGACTCTACTACATGGAGATGCAGGAGACCTCCGACACAAAGGAGTGGCTGCCATATACCTGGGAGCAGGTAGCAGCTGAGAAGTTCATGAATAAGAGATGGGTGCTCAAGCTTCATGGCCGGGCTCTCATACACATGACTACAAAAGAGGACACCAAAAGACACTCTTAAATGTGATAACATATAAGTGGCAAGATGGTGAAGTGATAACTGCTATTACGAAGTTCTCCCTTCTGAGAGCTACCGGCATAGAGCTGGTAGCTCAAAGTTGTTAAGGAGGAAGATAGCAGATAATATTTTCTATGGTGGACCTTTAAAGCAGAGGGCTTGATCTAAAGCTTTGATTGCATCAAGAAAAATAAACGAGACAACAAAGGGCTGGCGGCATAAGCTGCATAGCTCTTTTTGTATGCATGAAAGCTTTGAGGAAAATAAAACCATAGCGAATGGAAGAGTAGAAGAGTTTGAAGATAGAGCTATGAGAATGAAGTCCTGTGCATACTGCGGAAGGATCCACCCTGCAGATTATGTGTGTCCAAAGAAACCAAAGATGAAAGCCAAGGGCAACAACACCCTGGCAGGAAAGCTCCGGTCCTCTTACCGCTGGCAGAAGCTGCGTGATGAGGTAAAGGCAAGAGATAAATATATCTGTCAATGCTGCTTAAGGAATTATCCAGGAACTGTCCGGCAGGTAGAGTACGACAGGCTGTCAGTGCATCACATAATTCCAATTGAGAAATTGGCAGCAGAAGATATAGAAAAAGCTTTTGATTTGAACAATTTAATAACACTTTGCGATAGGCACCACGAGGCAGCCGAGGCAGGTGAGATACCAATTGATGAATTAATTTCAATTGCGAAAGAAAACGGAGAGTGCGGCCAGTCGGCAGCAGATGTCCCCCCGGCTTGATTTTTGAAAATTGTCAGAAATCTTTCCACACCGACGGCTCACCCTTTTTCGCATAAAATTCCCAAAATGAAAAAATCAATTTTGGGGGAAGGGGGTAAGAAATGGGAGGAAGACCTTCAAAACCTGTAAATGTTATAAAAATGGAGAAGAAGAGTCACCGAACCAAGAAGGAACTTGCCCTCAGAGAGAAAAATGAGGAGAAGCTGGTCACTGGAGCAAGACTCAAGGAGAGTCCTGCAGTCAAAAGTGATCCTGTGGCTCACAAGGAGTTTGTCAGAGTCCGGAAGCTTCTCAAGGTCATGGAGAAGGATGATGACCTTTACCACAATCAGATCAATACCTACTGCCTGCTCCACTCAGAGATCACAAAGCTCTCTGAGGAAGCTGATGCTCAGAGGAAGGACATTGAGGAGCTGAGGCAGGCAAAGGAAAGCTTTGATGATGAGAAGGAGTTCTGGGATCTTCTGAGTAAGGCCAAGAAGAGACTGGACACCATTGACTTAAAGATTGATAGAAAGAGAACTCACCGGGAGAAGATAGACAGAGAGAATGGCCTGACCATAACAGCAGCACTCCGGACTGTACCAAAGAAACCGGAGAAGAGTACCAGTGAGCTGAAGAGAGCACTATATGGATCATGACCATAAAGCATATCAGTACGCTGCATGGTGCCTGGACCATCCGGACTATGCACCTATCTATGTGAGAAAGCAGTGTGAGAACTGGATAAACATAGCAGATGATCTTGATAAGGATGCAGAGCTTGACCTTGACACAGTGGAGAGGATGGAGAGGCTGCTCAAGATCATGGTCCACCCGGACCTTCATTGCTCAGTCTATGAAGGCCTTGAGCCTTATGCATGGCTGATGATAACGGCTACCTTCTGCACCATGCTCAAGGGAGCCAAGCAGAGCACCAGATTCTACATCACCACGCTCCTGGAGATAGCACGAAAGAATTTTAAGACCTTCAACAGCGGAGTAATATTCATATTGCTGATGCTGACTGAGCCGGACTTCTCAAGATTCTTTTCTGTGGCACCTGACCTGAGAGCCAGTTCAGAGCTTAAGCTGGCTGTGCGAAAGATCATTAAGGTCTCACCGGCATTATCGGACGAATTAGATCCTGCCTTTAAGAACCTGCGCTCTCAGGTAAGATGTCTCATAAATGAGAATGAGTACACTCCTCTGGCATACTCAGAGGATTCCATGGACTCAGTACTGGCCAATGCATTCCTGGCTGATGAAGCCGGCAATATGGATGACTACCCTGTGGAAGCCATGAGGTCATCACAGATCACACTCTTCAATAAGCTTGGCATCATCATCTCTACTCAGTATCCGAATGATAACAACGTCATGATAACTGAGATAGATGCAGCCAAGAGGGTGCTTGATGGGCTCTCTGATGATCGGAGAGTCTTTTCACTGCTTTATGAGCCGGATAATGAGCTGCAGCAGGGTGATATTTGGCAGAAGGATGACAGGGTACTCTATCAGGCCAACCCTGTAGCTGTGACTCATGACTATATCATGGATGAGCTCAAGAGGAAGAGGAGCGCAGCCATCTTTTATGAGAATAAAAGAGAAAACTTCCTCTGCAAGCACTGCAATATTCTTTACAAGTCCCTTGGAGCTGAGGGCTTCATAGACATCCAGAAGGTAAAGAAGCAGTCAAGACCAAGAGATGACAGCTGGTGGAGAGGCCGGAGAGTATGGCTGGGCCTTGACTTGTCACTCTCAGATGATAATACGGCTGTGGCAATGGCCACAGAAGAGGATGAGAAGCTCTATGCAAGAGTTGTGGGCTTCATTCCGACTGACAAAGTGGAGATAAAATCCCAGAAGGAGAAGATAGACTACTCCTCAATGATTAAAAAGGGATACTGCATAGACTGCGGAGACCAGGTCATCGACTATGGTGAGATAGAAAACTTTATCATGACTCTGGAGGAGACTCTTGGAGTAGAGGTCCAGCAGGTAGGATACGACAGATGGAACGCTATAAGCACCATCCAAAAGCTTGAAAATGTGGCCATGGACTGTGTAGAGATCAAGCAGCACTCTCAGATACTCCATGCTCCTACAAAACTCTTAAAAGAGAAGATCCTGGCAGGCGCTTTTTTCTACGATGAGAACAGACTTCTTGAGATAAACTTTGAAAATGCAAGATGTACTGAGGACACCAACCTCAACAAGTACGTCAACAAGAAAAAGTCCACCGGTAAGGTGGATATGGTAGTGGCGCTGATAAATGCCATCTACCTGGTACAACAGGACCTGCTATATGGCAGCGAAAACTTTACCGTACAGGTAATTTAAGGAGCTTAATATGTGGCCATTTAAGAAAAAACAAGTGGAAGAGAGATCAGAGGCAGTCACATTTGATGAAGTCCTCTTGAAAGCCATCATGAATAAGGGCTCTGTGAGTCTTGATGAGGCCATGGAGATACCTTCCTTCGCAGGATGTGTCAACAAAATCTGCGACACCATCAGCATCATCCCTATAAAGCTCTACCAGAAGACTGGGGAAGGAGTGGAAGAGGTAGAAGATGACAGGGTAGCTCTCCTCAATATTGACACAGGAGACACACTCAATGGAGCAGACTTCAAGAAGGCCCTTGTGAGGGACTATCTGACTGCAAAAGGCGGCTATGCCTTCATCAACAAGAGAGGCAACAAGTTTTTGAGCCTCAATTATGTGGAAGCTGACAAGGTAGCATTCTATGAAGGTGTGGATCCTGTCTTTAAGGACTACAAGATAACTGTAAACGGCAAGATATATGACGGCTATCAGTTCATCAAAGTCTGTAGGAGCACAAAAAACGGCTACAAAGGCACATCCATTGTGGAAGAAGCCAACCTGGCACTCACAGTTGCCTACACAAGCCTTAAATTTGAGGGCAAGCTTGTAAAAAGAGGCGGCAACAAGAAGGGATTCCTTGAGTCAGAGAAGAAGCTGGACAATGATGCCATCACAGCATTAAAAGAAGGCTTCAACAAGATGTACTCTGATGACAATGAGAATGCCATAGTCCTCAACAATGGTGTGAAATTCCATGAGAGCTCAGATTCATCTGTACAGATGCAGCTCAATGAGAATAAAGCAGCCAACGGCATAGAGATCTGCAAGCTCTTCAACATGCCTCCGGAGATTCTGGCCGGAAATGCAACAGAGGAGCACAAAAAGCAGTACATCCAGTTTTGTATCATACCTATCCTTGAGGTCCTGGTGCAGTCTCTCAACAAAGATCTGCTCCTGGAGAAGGAAAAGGATAAAAAATACTTTGATTATGACGTATCAGAGCTCACCAAGGCTGACATCAAGACCAGATATGAGGCCTATGCCATCGGATACAAGAACAGATTCCTCCAGATCAGTGAGATAAGAGAGATGGAGAACCTGCCTGATCTTGATATCCCATTCTTTATGATGGGACTTAATGATGTTCTGTATGATCCTGAGTCAGGAGATATATTCATACCTAACATGAACCAGTTTGCTAATGTCAAGGATCCTTCCAAGTATCCAGCAAGGGAAGGAAACAGCAACCTGCCAGCTCCGGAAGATACAGATAATGGAGATGATGACAACGAAAAAGAGGAGGATAAAGATGAAAGTAACGATAAGAGCTGACACTGTGGAGATAGAAGGATATGTCAATGCAGTCGGCAGAGATTCCAGGATGCTCACTGATGAATATGGCTATCCCTTTGTTGAGCAGATAACTCCGGGAACTTTTGGGAAGGCTCTTGAGGCAGCAAAGAAAGCCGAGAGAAGCATCCTGTGTCTTTTGGACCATGACCAGCTTCATGAGATCGGAAGCACAGACACAAACCTTGAGCTTGAAGAGGATTCTATAGGCCTGCATGCCAGGGCAGTGGTGTCTGATCCGGAGACAGTACAGGCAGCAAGAGAGAAAAGACTCTCTGGCTGGTCCTTTGGATTCAATACCCTTGACTATAGGGAAAGCTATAGTGATGGTGTTGTAAGAAGGAGCGTGACTGAGCTCAACCTGGTGGAGGTATCTGTCATTGATGATAAGATGACTCCATGCTATGCAGGCACATCCATCCATGCCAGAGCAGATGAGAACAAAGAGACCATCTACACAAGGGCAACAGACCAGGAAGTTGAGTATGTGGATGAAGAGCCTGAGGTAAAACCGGAAGAGAACACTCAGCCGGAAGAAAAAACGGAGGAAAAGCCACAGGAGAGAGCTGAACAGCCGGAGGAAAAGCCGGAAGAAGAGGCTCAGACTGTAGACTACTCATATTACAAGAACAGAATAGAATTGTTAAAACTGGGCTGATGCAGCCCTTTTTTTCATGTTCAAAACTAAAGGAGGAAAATGACATGAATGAGAAACAGAGAAAAGCACTAATGGAAAAGAGAGCTGCCCTCATCGATGAAATGACAACTCTCACCAACAAGGTGGCAGAGGAGACCAGAGCCTTCACAGAAGAAGAGCAGAAGGACTTTGATGCCAAGGCAAAGGAGGTAAAGGACATCGATGCCACATTGTCAGCTGATGAGCAGACAAGAGCATTCCAGACTCCTGAGTCATCTCAGAAAAAAGAGTCACAGGAAGAGCTTGACATCAGAGCTTTTGCCAACATCATCAGAGGAGTGGACCAGAACATCACAAAGAGTGATAACGGAGCCGTTATCCCTACAACAATCGCAAAGAAGATCATCGACAGGATCTATGACATCTCTCCTGTATTTGGACAGGCTGAGAAGTTCAACGTTAAGGGCAATGTTGCCATCCCTTATGTTGATGCAGCTAATGACAACATCACAGTTGCCTATGCTGATGAGTTCACAGATCTTGAGGCAAAGAGCACAAAGCTCCTTACAGTAAACCTCACAGGCTTCCTTGCTGGAGCACTTGCTAAGATCTCCAAGAGCCTGCTCAACTCAACAGACCTTGACCTCACAAACTTTGTCATTGAGAAGATTGCTCAGGCAGCAGCTCTTTTCATTGATGGTGAGGTACTTGTAGGAACTCCTGGAGGAATTACAGGCCTTTCAACAATGCAGTCTGGCCGCAAGGTTACATCAGCAGCTGCAGCAGCCATCTCTATGGATGATGTCATCTCTCTTAAGTCAAAGCTTAAGAGCGCATTCCAGAAGAATGCATTCTTTGTAATGCATCCGGATACTCTGGACATGCTCCGTCATCTTAAGGATGATATGGGACGTTACTATGTCCTTGACGATGTGACCAAGGACTTTGGCACAACACTCCTTGGAAAGCCTGTTTACACATCTGATCAGATGCCTCAGGTGGCAGCAGGCAACACATCAATCTATTATGGAGACTTCCGTCAGGGCCTTGGCGCTAAGGTTGTAGAGGATTCCGTACAGGTGCTCACTGAAAAGTATGCAACCCAGCACGCTCTTGGCATTGTAGCTTGGCTCGAACTTGACTGCAAGATCCAGAACCAGCAGGCTGTAGCAGCACTTGTACAGAAATCAGGAGCATCAGCATGAGGATAAAAGCTCTCAAAAGCTTTGCATCCAAAGACATAGCACCGACACCGGGGCAGGTATTTGACTGCTCCGATGTCCTTGCCAAGGACCTGATAGATGCAGGCTATGCCGAAAAAGTGGAGGAAAAACCTGTTGCGACGTCGCAACAGCCACAGGAACCTGCCACCATAAAGGAAGAGAAAAAGGCCACTGAAAAAGTGGAGGAGAAAAAGAATGAAAATAAGCCAGGTAACAAGAAGCATGCTGTGTCTACAGCTAAGGGAAAACGAGCAGGCTCTAAGTGAGCAGGAGCTGTCATATATTGACACTTTGAAGGAGGCAGCACTTGCCTACATCAAGAGCTACACCGGCATCAATGGTGTGGACTCTGCAGATGAGAATGGCAGGAAGCTGGATGACTATGAGGACCTGACTTTTGTGCTCTATGCACTTGTATCTGACATGTACGACAACAGGCAGATAGGTGTGAGTAAGGACAAGGAGAACCCGGTAGTGAAAGCTCTCCTGGGGATCCATGACTTTAACCTTATTCCATCGGAAAGTGAGGAGAGTCATGAACGCTGGAGCGTATAGGGACCTGGTCACAATCCAGAAGCTGACAACTCAAAGAGACTCTGATGGCTATGAGTCAGAGATCTGGGAGGACTACTACTCAAATTATGCTTATATCAATAAGCTCTCCGGAAAAGAGTTCTGGGCTGCTGCAGAGACAGCTGCTCAGAACACTGTGAGATTTGAGCTCAGATGGCACTCTCAGCTTGATCTGGTCAATTCCAAGGACTACAGACTTATTTTCAACGACCACATATTCAACATCACCAATGTGGACAATGTTCAATTTAGGAACGAGACAGTGAAGATATCAGGTATTGAGGTTGTATAATGGCAGGTCTTAATTTGGAAATCCCGGATGATTTATTAAAAGAATTGCTGGATAAGCCGTTTGACAAGATTGCCAAGACGGCACTTGACGAGTGCGCTCCGATTCTGGAAAAGGCAGTAAAAGGATCTATGAGAAAAGCAATCAAGCACTCTGGAGACTCTGACCTTATCAAGTCTGTGAGGAAAAATAAGCCAAAGCAGACCAAGACGGATGCCTGGATAGTCAATGTGTATCCATCCGGATACTCTCAGAACACCTTCAGCAGATACACCGGTGAGAGAGTAAAAAGATACCCAGTATCAAATGCTCTCAAGGCCATCTGGCTTGAGTATGGCCGTGTAGGTCAGAACCCAAGCCCATGGCTGGCTCCTGCAGTATCAAATTGCAGCAGTGAGATTCTGAGGAAGATGCAGGATATCTGGGAGAAGGAGGTAGGAGCAAAATGAATGTCAATGAGCAGCTTATGGGACTAGAGACAGTCACAGGGCTAAAGGTGCAGCCAGATCTTCATACAGGCAGTGATGAGAACTACATCACATTCAGCTATGCAAGCGAAAAGCCGGAAATCTGTGCTGATGATGCACCTGAGGCCGACACAGCCATCATTTATGTGAGTCTTTATACTGAACAGACTTTCAACTACATGCAACTTAAGGAAACCATTAAGAACTATCTTGAGTCACTGGATGAGTGTGTTGTGGCCAACATCTTCACGAACCTTGAGGACTACAAGACCAATGCAAACACGGTCAAGTACAAGAGGCATACAGTATTTGAGATAGAAATTACACAATGGAGGTAAAAGAATTATGGCATACTATGGACTTAGAAAACCATTTATCGCCAAGTACAACAAGGAGGCCGGCACCTACTCAGACGGCTTCCAGTGCGGTAAAGCCATCGGTGTAACAATTACACCGAACTATGTTGAGGGCTCTCTCTATGCTGATGATGAGCAGGATGAGTATGAGAAGGCATTCAAGAATGCCAACGTAAACCTCAACACAAACACACTGCCTATTAAGGCAGCCAATACGATGTATGGTCATGAGATTGATGAGACCACAGGCCAGATCATCTACAAGACAACAGATGAGTCCAACTATGTTGGTGTTGGTTTTGTAGTAGCTCAGACAGTATCTGGCATCAAGTCCTTTGTGGCTACCATCATCACATGCACAAAGTTCACTGAGGCCCAGGAGGAGTTCTCAACAAAAGGTGATTCCATCACTTATGTTACTCCTACACAGGAAGGTCTTGCCATTGCTGACAAAAACAGTAAGTGGAAAGAGAAAAAGACCTTTGAGACAGCTGATGCTGCAGTGGCTTTCATCAAGAGCTATCTCAATATCGAAACACCTTCAGCCTGAGCAGGTTGAAGACAACTATCATGGCAGTGGTAGTGCATTTAATGCATTATCGCTGCCATATTTTGTAGGAGATTTTTAATGAGAGAAATAGAAGTAGATCATGTAACGCTTGCCGGCAAAACATATCCTGCATATTGTGACCTCAGAGTCCTGGATCAGTTGCAGGAGGAGTATGAAAGCATAACAGCTTTTGAGAGAGCTCTTCTTGGCCAGAAGATAGTCTATGACGAAGATGGAAACCCGGAGAGAAATGAAGACGGCACCATCGTAAAGGAAAAGACAGAGGCTTCTGTTCATGCAATGGTCAAGGGCCTGTATCTGATGATAAGAGAAGGCCAGAGGCTTGAAGGAGAGACAGAGCTCATCACAGAGGATGATATCTATGATCTTCAGCTCAACACACTCCTTCTGAGAATGGTAGTGCATGGCCTTTTCATGAAGTGCTTTGAAACTAAAAAAAAAGAAGAAGACTGAACACCCAGGAAGATGAAGACACAGAGCTTGACATTGAGTGGATGTACTTGATGGGGAGGACCAGATTCTTTGTGCCACAGGAAGAACTGGAATGCCTCACTTTTGCCAGGTGGAGTGAAATGTTCCACGCTTACAGAACAATCTGGAATTTTGAAGCAAAGAATAGCTTGTATCAGGACATAGTGGATGAGCAGAGAGAATACAACCTCACTCATCAGCCTATAGATGACATCAACAAGCTGTAGAGAGGCACAGGATGGCTAATAAGAAAATTGGTGGAAGCATCGTATTAGAGGGTGCATCAAAATATAATTCTGACCTTAAAAACATAAAGACCAACCTTACACAGCTGCGCTCTGAGATGAAGCTGTGTAATTCTCAATATTCTAATAATGCCAACTCAACAGAGGCATTATCTAAAAAGCATGAGATCCTTGCCAAGCAGGTGGAGCAGGTAGGCAAGCGTGTCCAGACCTATGCCGAGATGATCGAAGAGACCAAGAAGGCACAGCTGGAAGCTGCTGAGTCCATCGATAAGTATGAGAAGGAGATCTCTGAAGCCAAGGCCAAGCTTGCAGAACTGGAAAAAAGCGGAGATGCAGCCAATGATGAGCTTGAAGAACAGAAGAAGGTCCTTGCAGATCTTGAGGGCGAACTGGCCAAGGCAAACTCCAAGTATGAAGACGGCGAAAAGAAAATAAAGCAGTACACGACTGCGGAGAATAATGCTCAGGCAGAGCTCAACGACCTCAACAATGAGCTGGTCCAGAATGATAAATACCTGGATGAAGCCAACAACAGCATGGATGGCTGCGCCAAGTCCATTGATGAGTTTGGTAATGAGGTCAAGGAAGCCGGAGATGATCTCAATGTCTTTGGAGATGTAGTAAAAGGCAGTCTGGCCACAGATGCAATTGAGGCAGGCTTAAGGACCTTGTGCAACGGCATCAAGGAAGCTGCACAGTATGCCATTGATGTAGGCTCATCCTTTGAGGCAGGCATGTCAAAGGTGGCAGCCATCTCCGGAGCAACAGGATCCGAACTTGAAAAGCTGACAGCCAAGGCCAAAGAGATGGGAGCAACTACAATGTTCTCTGCAACAGAGTCTGCAGATGCTCTCTCATACATGGCAATGGCAGGCTGGAAGACTGACCAGATGCTCCAGGGCCTCCCTGCAGTCATGAACCTGGCAGCAGCTTCCGGCGAAGATCTTGCCATGGTATCTGATATCCTTACTGATGACATGACAGCCTTTGGAATGTCTGCAGACCAGGCAGGACACTTTGCTGATGTACTGGCAGCAGCTTCATCCAATGCCAACACAAACGTGGCAATGATGGGTGAGACTTTCAAGTATGCCGGTGCAGTTGCCGGAGCTATGCACTACTCAATTGAGGACATGGCTGTAGCAACAGGACTTATGGCCAACAATGGCATCAAGGCATCAAATGCCGGTACAGCACTCAGATCTGTCATCACCAGAATGGCCAAGCCTACAAAAGAGTCTGCACAGGCCATGAAGGACCTTCACATTGAGATTGAAGATGGTGAGGGCAACATGTACTCCTTCATGGAAGTCATGGAGCAGATGAGGGACGGCTTTGCCGGACTGACTGATGCACAGAAAGCTCAGTATGCTGCAATGCTTGCCGGTAAGACTGGTATGTCAGGACTCCTGGCAATTGTCAATGCATCAGAGGCTGACTTCCAGAAGCTATGCACATCCATTGATAACAGTAATGGAGCAGCGCAGAGGATGGCAGATACCATGCAGGACAACCTGCAGGGCAAGATCACCATACTTAAGAGTGCTCTTGAAGGTCTTGGCATATCTGTCTATGACGTATTCTCAGATGATCTGAAAGTCGGAGTGGAAGCTGCTACAGATGCAATAGGCAGATTCCAGAAGTCTGTAGAAGATGGAGACATAGGTGCATCCCTCAACAAGATGAGCAAGGCTCTGGGAGAGTTCATGGAGGGAGTCATTGATGCCGGAGAGAATGTCCTTCCGATACTCATTGATGCTCTCACATGGATCATAGACAATGCTCCTCTGGTAGTCGGTGCTCTTGCCGGCATGAAGATAGGCTCAATTGTAGGAAGCATGATAACAGCCTACCAGGGACTTACTACAGCACTGGAAGGAGCTTCAGCAGCACAGGCCATCCTTAACGGAGTAATGTCTGCCAATCCTATAGGCCTTGTATGTACAGCCATAGGAATACTTGCAGGAGCTCTGATAGGACTTGATAAAGTCACAAGAGAACAGACCAATGCCTATGATGAGCAGTATGAAGCAACAGACCAGCTCATTGAGCAGAGCAAGAAGCTTGCTGACAGCACCAAGGATTCCATTGAACAGAGGAAGAAGAACAGGGAGTCTCTTGAGAATGACAGGCAGGTATCAGAAAAACTCATAAGAGAACTTGAGGGCCTTCAGAGACAGACTGAGCTCACAGCTACAGAACAGACCAGGCAGAAGATGATAGTTGAAGAACTCAACACCATCTATCCTGACCTTGGCCTTGCAATAGATGATGCCAGTGGAAAGCTCAACATGTCCACTCAGGCCATCAGAGACAACATAGATGCAACTCTTGAACAGCAGAAGGCTCTGGCAGCCATGGAAGACATGGCAGAGATTGCCAAGGAGCAATATGAAGCTGAGAAGAGGCTGGCTGATCTTGAGAGGGAGAGGAACGACCTTCTCACAGAACAGTCTGAGGCAATGGCTGCAGCTAAAAAAGAAGCTGAGGAGTATGGCCGTATCACTGATGATACCCAGACAAGATGCACCTACGCAGCTGAGGCCATAGATGGACTCAATGAGAGCATCAATGCTGAGAAGGACAATATCTCAGCCCTCTCTGATGAATACCAGCAGGCAGCAGCTTATGTGACAGATGCCAATGACCAGATGGCAACCTCTGCAGAGGAAAGCTCAGCTGCTATTCAGCAGGCTCTTTATGAGCTCTCTGAGGAGCAGCAGAAGGAACTTGAGAAGATAACAGAGACTGTATCTGAGTTCAACGGACTCTTTGACCAGATGGCAACAGAGGCCAAGGCAAGCCTTGAGCAGATGAGTGAAAACCTCAAGACTAATGCTCAGGGCATGAATGACTATGCTGACAATGTCCACAAGGCCATGAACATAGCTGCAGAGTCTACAGATCAGTCCACTAAGGATATCGTCAATTACCTGGTAGGGATGGGAATAGACGGAGCTGCAGAGCTGGCTCTCTTTGTCCAGGCTGCTGAGGAGAAGAGCTCTGAATACAATGAGATCATCCAGAACTTTGGAGACTTCCAGATGGCTCAGAGAACAGCAGAGGAAGCTCTTAATGACTGGAACCTTGGACTCAATGATGGATACGAAGGCATCATAAATACTGCTAACACCAAGCATGAAGAGCTTAATAAGTCACAACAGGACATGTTTGATACTCAGATGGAGCAGGCTGAGCAGTATAAGACGGATGCAACTCAGATGGCCACAGAGACACAGCAGTCAGTGGCACAGGCAACACTTGATGAGCAGCCTACAGTAGAAGAGGCTAATCAGACAGTTGCCAAGGCTGCCATAGATAAGACTGAGGAGACTCTTCAGATCAGTGACGGCAAGTCAGAAGTCTTTTATGACATAGGTACCACAATAGACAGCTCTCTTGCATCCGGTATTGATGATGGATCATCAGAAGTCTGTGGAGCAGTCTCAAGGCTCTGTGAGGCAGCAGTTGCATCTGTAGATATATCAGGCATCACTGCAAGGATAGATGCAGCAATTGCAGCTGGTGCAGAAAGGGCAGGAGCAGTATATGGAGGCGGCTAAGAATTATGTAGTGTTTAACGGAAAGAACCTTAAGGACTTTGGTCTTGTCTTTTCCGGAGCAGGGACACATGGAGCTCCTGCAAGGGACTTTTCTACAGTGGCCATTCCTGGGAAAGATGGAGAGCTTTACCTTGACAATGGAAGATATCTCAATGCAAGGCTCTCCTACCATGTAGGAGTGAAGAAGCCTGTAGACACACATCTGAGGGACTTAAGGAACTTCCTTCTGACTCAGAAGGGATATAAGAGGCTTGAGGACAGTTATCATCCGGATACATTCAGAATGGCAATGTACTCCGGAGGAGTTGAACCTGAGGTATCAGTGAGGGGCAGGATAGGAGAGCTTGATCTTGTCTTTAACTGCAAGCCTCAGAGATTCCTGGTAGCAGGAGAAGAAGAAAAAGAATATGCAAGTGGCTCAGTCATCTACAATGATACACCAACAGCAGCAAAGCCTCTTGTGCGTGTTTATGGCACAGGAACTTTGGCTATAGGTGATGAGACCATAACGATATCAAGCGCCAACGGATACACAGACATAGACTGTGATCTGATGGATGCCTTCAAGGGGACCACAAACTGCAATAACAATATTGTACTAAACTCCGGAGAGTTCTTTCATCTTGAACCCGGTGCAAATGGTGTGTCCTTTGGAAGCGGCATAACAAGAGTGATAGTAAAGCCAAGGTGGTGGATCCTATGATACCTATTTTATATTCAGAGAATGAAACAAGCTTTACAACAAACGGCCTAGGAAGACTCTCTGATGCCATCAAGTGTGTGGTCAAGGAAGAGAGAAATGGTATCTATGAGTGTGAGCTGGAGTATCCGGTCACAGGAGTACACTACGGAGACATCCAGCAGTCCAGGATAATTTTTGCCAAGCCTGCAGATGGCAAAGATCCTCAGCCCTTCCGTATCTACAAGATAGAGAAGATCATAACCGGAAGGGTAAGGGTATATGCAGAACATCTGACATACCAGGCAAACCACATCCCGGTGATGCCCTTTGAAGCAAACTCTGCATCAGCTGCAATGGCTTTGATGCAGAGCCATGCTGTAGGTACTAATCCCTTCACTCTCTGGACCGACAAGCAGACTGTAGGCCATTATGTGCAGGAAGTACCTGAGACCATAAGAGCAAGGCTTGGAGGACAGGAGGGAAGCATCCTTGATGTCTATGGTGGTGAGTATGAGTGGGACAGATACACCATAAAGCTCCACTCACAGAGAGGTCAGGACAGAGGAGTAGTCCTGAGGTACGGCAAGAACATCACCGACCTCACCCAGGAGAACAACATCACAACAACCTACACAGCTGTGTGTCCTTATATCAAGGAGTCAGAGGATGATCCGCTTATCACTCTGCCTGAGAATTATATTGCCTCAGATAATGCCGGCAACTTCCCATATCTCAGGATCAAGACTGTGGACTTCACAAAGGAGTTTGCAAAGGATGAGGCCATATCTGTAGAAGCTCTCCGGCAGAAGACCAGAGACTACATAGCGGCCAACAATATAGGCATCCCTAAGATAAGCATAAAGGTATCCTTTGTGGCGCTCTGGCAGACTGAGGAATACAAAGACATAGCTCCTCTTGAGAGAGTGAACCTATGCGATATCATCACAGTCAAGTTTGAGAAGCTTGGAGTGGAAGCTCAGGCCAAGGTCATAAGGACTGAGTACAACGTACTCCTGGAGAGATACAACTCCATTGAGATAGGTGAGTCCAAGTCAACAATATCTGCTACAGTTGCCACACAGGAGCAGAGGATCATCAACGAGACTGAGTCAGACCTTTTGAGAGCCCAGAAGCATGCCACAGAACTTATAACCGGAGGACTTGGAGGCTATGTGGTCCTCAAGAGGAATGCCAACGGAAAGCCGGAAGAGCTTCTTATCATGGACACTGACAACATAGATACAGCTGTTAATGTCTGGAGATATAACAAGAACGGCTGGGGCCATTCATCCACAGGATACAATGGGCTCTATACTCTGGCAGCAACTCTTGATGGTGGCTTTGTGGCCGACTTCATCACCACAGGAACTCTCAATGCTGCTCTGATAAAAGCAGGAATGCTCTCTGACAAGGTAGGCAGGAACTTCTGGGACATGGTCACAGGAGACTTCCAGTTGTCTGCAGGTGTGACAGTCGGAGGCAAGACAGTAAACCAGATAGCCAACGAACCACTCAACACCTTCATCTCAAACACTTACTCACCGGATAAGATAAATCTGCAGAGCCAGATTGATGGGAAAGCTGAGACATGGTATCAGAGCGCAGATCCTTCAAGTGCATGGACAACGGCAGATCTAAAGCGGCAGCATCAAGGAGACCTGTGGTACAGGACAACAGATCAGACTACCTGGTACTACACTTATGTGAATGGCACATATAAGTGGGTGCAGGAGGATGTGCCTATAGAGGTCTTTGACCAGATTGACGGAAAGGCTCAGATCTTCACATCAACACCTACACCACCATATAACGTGGGTGATCTATGGTTTCAGAGTGCATCAAGCGACATCATGACCTGCATAAGAGCCAAGGAGTCCGGAAGCTTTCAGGCAAGTGACTGGCAGAAGAGAAACAAGTATGTGGACCAGGCTGCTATAGATACATCAATAGGCAACTTTGACAATGCTCTTAACCAGCAGAAGGTGTTTAACAAGCTCACCAATAATGGCCAGCTTGAAGGCATCTATATGAGGAATGGAAGACTCTATATAAATGCCAGCTACATAGCATCAGGAGCTCTTGCTGATGTCGGAGGCAATACTCTATGGGATCTGACCACAGGCTCACTGTCCAGTAAGAAGTTTAGTATCAATTCAACTTACTTCAAGCTTGAAGAGGATGGCAAGATCACATCCATTGCGACAGATGGCAAGAAGCTTGTCTTTGATAAAGGTACCATCACCGGATACCTTGCATCAGGCCCTCAGTCAGCAAAGCTTGAAATAGGCAACGGCCTTTTCAACATAGTCGGCAAGCTGGCACTCAATGGAGTGGTAGGCCTTGGAGGAGAGACAAGTTTTGTAAAAGGCATAAGCTATGAAAATGCAAGTATAGGAAATGTCATGACCGGCTTTGCAACGGGGCAGGCAATAACAGGAGTATCCTTCCAGCAAGGATCAATAAGTCCGAATGCAAGCGGAACTGTAAGCTCAAGCGGAAGCGCCAACCTCTCTGTATCATGCAGAGGCACATGTATGGTGGATGGAAAAAGTGGGACCTGCTCCTGCACAGGAAATGCAACAGGGCAGATATCTGTCTCAGGATATGCAAGTCTCCCTATAAGCATAGGTACAAGCAGCATAAGGATTGATTCAAGAGGCAACTTTGCACAAAGCCCTACTCTGGTCAATATGACTTATGCAAAAGCTGTCACAGCATCAACCGGCGCAATAAAGTCAGCCGATGGTTTAATACAATCAATTTCTTAAAGGAGGAAAAAGTATGTACAGCGAAACAACGTCAACACAGATCACAGCAACCACTCAGATTGAGAACCAGGTAGTAGTGAACATGTACGCTCAGAAGACCACAAGGGGAGATATTAACATGAGCATTAATGTTCAGTCACCTACTCTCTACGAGGCAAACAAGGAAGAGTGCGATGCAGACATTGCGACATTTAAAGAACATGTGGAGGAACTGTAATGCCGGAAAACAAAGCAATGCAGGTGGAGGGAGTTCCCTCCACTATCATCTGCTCTAAAGCGACAGATGATATCAAGGAACTCCTTGAAGGGGTAATGAGGGAGCAGGGGCTCTCAGCTGATCTGATGTGCATGATCCTGAGGGATGCCTGCTCTCATTTTGAGAGAATGAGAGCCAACGACTACGCTAATGCAATTGTAAAACAGACAGCACAGATACAGATCCTCAAAAACCAGTTGGCAATCTTAGAAGCTGCAAACAGTGAGGAGGACACAGGAGATGATAACACAGTCAATAAACCTTAATCTTATACCTGGCAGAGCTCTTCCAAGGATAAATGCAACTCAGTACGATGTAAGCAGCAGAGCATTGACCTTTGCAATTTATGATGGAGACCAGCGCTTCACTCTGACAAGTGGAACAACAGCAAGGATCCAGGGAAGAAAACCGGACGGACATGCTTTTGACTATAATGCACCAGTAAGCACTGCCAACAACGTGGTCACTGCAACCCTTACACAGCAGATGACGGCAGCAGCTGGAGAAGTTCTTTGTGAGATCATCCTCCAGAAGAACTCTGAGAGGATAGGAACCCTAAATTTCATCCTGGCTGTGCAGGAGACACCTTTGAATGGACAGGTGCCATCTGACTCAGACCTGGCTGACATCATCACGCTAGCCACAGAGCAGATGAACGCTGCCGCAGCATCGGCTCAGGAGGCAGAAAGCTGGGCTAAGGGTACCAAAGGAGGCACAGCTGTACCCAGTACTGATCCTGCCTACAATAAGCACGCAAAGTATTATGCAGAGCAGGCAGCAGGCTCAGCAAACACTGCCAGCACCAAGGCAACAAATGCTGCCAACTCAGCAACGACTTCAACAAACCAGGCTCTTAAGTCTGAAGGTTATGCTGTAGGAACTCAGAACGGCACAGCAGTAGGCAGCAGCTCACCATACTATCACAAGAATAGTAAGTACTACTCAGAGCAGGCAAGCACTTCTGCACAGGCAGCAGCTTCCTCAGCAGCAAGAGCAGAGGCTTATTCCGTCAACACTCCATATATCGGAGCAAATGGTAACTGGTATATATGGAATAATACAACCGGAGCCTATGTAGATACCGGAGTAGATGCAAGCATCACTGTAAATATTGCAGACATCACCATGCTTGCACCGGATCAGGCACCTTATGTCACCAACACAGGGACATCCACTGATCCTATATTCCATCTCTTCATTCCAAGAGGCAAAGGCATCAGCAACATTGCCAAGACCTCTACAACAGGACTGACAGACTTTTATACCATCACCTACTCTGATGGAGCGACTACCACATACGCTGTCACAAACGGAAACGGCATCAGCGGTATATCAAAGACTTCAACAAGTGGCCTGACTGACACCTACACCATCAGCTACACCAACGGCACAAGCACGACCTTCAAGGTGAAGAATGGTAAAGGCATCGGCTCAATTGAGAAGACCGGCACCAGCGGCCTTGTGGATACTTATACCATCACCTTCAACGATGGCACCACACAAACCTACACTGTGACCAATGGTAAGACTGCATACCAGGCAGCTGTAGAAGGTGGCTATCCTGGCACTGAGCAGGACTTCAATGATGCCCTTGGAAACTTTGAGAGCCTGTCCCAGAGCGCTTATCAGTCAGCCTACAATGCATCTCAGAGTGCAGCTGCAGCAGCCGACTCAGCACAGTCAGCAGCAGGATCCTTTGCAGATGCCAAGGCCCAGGCTGACAGAGCTCAGGCTTATGCAGACTTTATTGAGCCTCACTTTGTTATCCAGAACAACAGACTGTATATCAAGGATGATGCAGTCGGAGAGTTCATCACTGCAAACAACAGGCTCTATATCAAATTAACAGCTTAAGGAGGAAAGAGTCATGAATGTACCATCAGGCTACACAGCCCTTGATTTAATCGGCTTCACCGACAAAGGAACATACAACAGCTCTGCAAGCTATGTCAAGAATGACATTGTGCATTATAACGGCAACCTCTGGAAGTGCCTTATTGATGACACAACCGGTGTGACACCTGCAGAGGGAGCGAACTGGACAATATTCCTTGCAGAGCCTTCAAATGCTGCAGAGGGAATGATCGCACCTATTGAGGACACTGCCACAGCTTCCAGATCTTATGCTGCAGGAGATCAACTGATACTTGGAGATATCCTGTACAAGGCAAAGACGGCCATCACAGTAGGCACAGCTCTTGTGGTAGATACCAACATTGAGCTGGCAGATGATCTCACAACTCAGCTTGGAGAAAAGGCCAACAGTGATGACCTTGGAACAGCTGCAGCCAAGGACTCAGCAGACACAGTCGAAAAGAACAGCACTGACCTTCCGGAAGGTGGAGCAGTCTATTCTGAAGACAAGAAGACAAGGGAGTCCATTGCACCGGTAGAAGAGACTTCAACAGCTTCCCGGGCTTATGCAGCTGGTGAGGAGTTCTACTACAATGGCATCCTCTACAAGGCAACAGCAGCCATTGCCCAGGGAGGGACTATCACCCCGGACACAAACTGCACAACAGCTGACAAGGTCAGCACAGAGATAAAGGCACTTAAAGCCCTTGGCTTAAGCGTGGTAAATGGCAAAGTATGCCAGACCTATAACAACTAAACGGAGGAATGAACATGAGCGAAGTAACAAACCCATTAATGCTTGATGAGACCGGCAGGGCCATTGCTGATGCAATCAACAATGTGGCAACGGCCATTGACGGAGAGAAACAGGGAATCATCTACGGGTTCCACATTGACAATGCTGAGAGTGATCCCAGCGCCAAGGTAACATACTTAAAGGATGCTGTAGGCATGACACCGGCCCACATGAACTTTACCTCAGGAGAGTTTGACTATGGCTCCTGGGAAGATGCCTTTTTCATGCCAAGACCTTGTATGCTCAAGTCAGATGGTACTGTAGACTACTATCTCAAGGTCTCTGACTACACCAAAAAGGAAGACGGCACAGCATCAGATGTTGCCAACACTGCATACGCTGGCAACGCTATGATGGAGTGGGGCCGTAACGGCAAGAAGATCTGGATGAAGATAGTACCTTCTGCAGATGGTAAGAGTGGAGATGTATTCATTGCTGACCACAAGGCAGATGCAGGCTTCCATGACTGGCCATTCCATAACTGCAATGGTGAGAGTGTGCCTCACTTCTACACAGCCATCTACAATGGCTCCTTTGTATCATCAAAACTCAGATCATTGAGTGGTCAGGCTCTCATGAAGACAAAGTCCGGTACAGATGAGATCACTGCAGCAAAGGCAAACAATACCGGAGCATCAGAGCTCTGGAATACTGAGTGCATTGCCGACAGAATGCTCATCAATATGCTCCTTATCCTCATGGGTAAGAGCACAAACACTCAGGCAGTGTTTGGTGAAGGTGCTCACACAGGTGGCTCAGAAGCCATCAATGACACATTCACAACAGGCATTCACAACACAAAGGGCCTCTTCTTTGGTACCAACAGCGGCTCTGCGGCAGCCAACAGCTTTGGAAACTGTGTCAAGGTATTTGGTATGGAAAACTACTGGGGCCTTCAGTGGAGAAGACAGAGAGGCTACATCAATGCAAACGGAGTCCAGAAGGTAAAGCTCACTTATGGCCAGGAAGACGGCTCAACAGTAAGCGGATACAATACAGACGGCTCAGGCTACATCCCTCTTGGCATCACTCCTACAGGAACATCCGGAGGATACATTGATGAGATGAAGTTCACAGAGCAGGGCATGTTTGGAAAGAACTCAAGCGGAGATGCCACACATGACTATTGTGATGGCCAGTGGTTTAACAACGGCATAGTAGCGTTTGCGCTTTGCGGGGGCGTTTCCTACTTCGGGGCTCATGTCGGTGCGTTCTGCTGCACTCTGAACAGCACCGTGTCGGTTGCGAGCTGGGACGTCGGCGCTGCTGCGTCTTGCAAACCACTTGCTTGAGAGGGTGAATTGTGAGCGCAGCGAACAAGAGGGAGAACCTTCTCCCTCTTATCGAAAAGCAGTCAGAGATCATCGAAAGCTTGGTACAACTGAATAAATTCACGCTGGACCTTCTGAGCCAGTACACAGCAGTGGATGAATATGAACACATGCTGGACCGGATACAGAAGGGTGATGATGTGATAATTGAATAATCAATAGGGCTTAGAAGCACGCCAACGTTTGCGCTATGCGGAGGCAATTCCAACAACAGGGCTCATGTCGGTGCGTTCTACTGCAATCTGAACAACACCGTGTCGAATGCGAACTGGAACATCGGCGCTGCTGCATCTTATCAATTATGGAGTGATAACTAAATGTACTTCTAGGCCCTCTCCCCATGGAGAAAATTGACTCACTAGCAAGCATCTGTGAGTAGCTAGTCGAAAATGGATGAGAGGATAAGACGAAAAAATGAAGTCTTACAATCATTTATGGGAACAGTTCATATCTGATGAGAACATCGAACTTGCTATCAGAAATGCATCAATAGGAAAACGTGACAGAAAATCAGTAAAGCGGAGGCTTGAGAGGCCTCACTTCAGGGATGAGATAAAGGCCTATGCTTTAAACTTCAAGAATAAGCCTCACAAACCCAAAGAGATATATGACGGCATCCAGCGCAAGAAGAGGACAATAATTGTACCCAGCTTTGAAGAGCAGGTCATCCATCACATGATGGTCAATGTCCTGACTCCAATCTTTTCAAAGGGCATGTATGAACATTCTTATGGATCAATACCCAAAAGAGGCGGCCATAAGGGCAGGATGACAATTGAAAAGTGGATAGTAAAGGATGGAAAGAATTGCAAGTATTGTCTGAAGATGGATATAAGAAAATACTTTGACAGCATACCTCATGACATTTATCTGAGGAAGCTCAGAGCCATCATCCATGATGAGAGATTTATGGAAGTCCTGGAGGAAGTGACTGAGGTTATACCTAAAGGCCTGCCTCTTGGCTTCTATACTTCTCAGTGGACTGCAAACTGGTACCTGCAGAGCCTTGACCATTATATCAAGGAACAGCTGCATGCCAGACACTACATCAGATACATGGATGACATGGTGGTATTTGGTCCGAATAAGAAGGAACTCCACCGGATCCAGAAGGAGATTGACCGGTATCTTCATGAGGAGCTTGGCCTTGAGATGAAGGACAACTGGCAGGTGTTCAGATTTGAGTACAAAGGCCGGTACAGATTCCTGGACTTCATGGGCTTCAGATTCTACCGCAACAGGACCACGCTGCGGAAATCCATAATGATAAAGGCCACAAGGAAAGCCAGGAAGATATATAAGACCGGCAAGGTCTCAGTCTACTCTGCAAGGCAGATGCTGTCATATCTTGGCTGGATAGATGCCACAGACACATACGGCATGTATGAGAAATATATAAAGCCTTATGTGAGCTTCCAGAAGCTAAAGAGGAAGATAAAGAGCTACGACAAAAACAGGAACAGGAGGAAAGCAAAATGAATGAATGGTACAGATCAGAGAGTACAGTCATGCCGGAAGAGACAGACCTGACTTCATCCAAGGTCTACAACTATGTCAGAAGGAACATAGAGGAAGAAGAGCGTGAGGACGAAGAGGGTAACACCATCACCATGTATGTGTTTGAAGAGATGAAGGTGCCAAAGGAAAGCTGGGGCATGTACCTTGAGACAATCCAGAACACAGCAAACATTGACTACATTGCCATGGAAACAGGCATAGAGCTGGAGGTGTGATATGAGTAAGAACTTTGAGAAGGTAAAAGGTTACTATGACAAGGGCCTGTGGTCAAAGCAGAAGGTCCACAATGCCGTAGGCAAGTGGATCACAGCTGAGGAGTATGAGCTCATCACTGGGGAACCTTTTGAGGAGTAACACCAATAACCGGAGCAGCTGCCTGAGGGTGGCTGCTCTTTTTGTGGAGGAGAGAGATGACATTCACAGTATCGGAGATTATTGCTGTAGTGATAGGTTTATCTGGCTTTATTCTGACCATCCTCAATATCAAGGATAAACAGAATACGCTTAAGAAACAGGCATCTGAGCCCTTTGAAAAGTTAAAGAGCAGAGTAGATGCTCATGATGTTGAGATAACCGACATTAAGATAGCTCTTAAGCAGGGTAATGATCGTTTTAGAGAGCAGGAAAAACATGACAAGATGCAAGAGGAGAGCAATGAAGTCATGCAGCTCTGCATGCTGGCTCTGATAGACTTTGAACTGTCATACTGTTCTCACACAAACTATCCGCACACAGAGGACCTGGAAAAAGCCAAGGACACATTGAGGCAGCACCTGGCGAGGAAGATAAATGTCTATGAAACTAACAGGAATTGAGAGGCTTCAACAGAATAGATCTCCAAAGAAGGTCAAGAAGATAGATAAGATTGTGAAGGGAGTCTGCATATACTGGATCCTCTTTGTCATCACAGCATGGGTGACATTCTGGATCAAGGACAGCGTACCGGAAACACTCATCCAGTATGGCCTTGGTGGAGGCGCTGTAGAGCTTCTTATAAGCGGAGCTATTGAAATATTCAGAGACCTTAAGACAAGGAAGGAGGAGTAAGTATGCAATGGATAAATGATAACTGGAGCTTTTTAGTTGTAGTCATCTGTGCAGTGGCGCTGATGCTTTTGTATCTTAGGAAGTTCACAGCCCTGCCCTCAGGTGAGCAACTGATGAAGGTAAAGGAGTGGCTTCTCTGGGCTGTGATAATGGCAGAGAGAGACTTTGGATCAGGTACCGGAGCGCTCAAGCTCAGATATGTTTATGATCTTTTCCTTGAGCGCTTCCCTGGACTTGCCTCAATGATATCCTTTGATACCTTTTCCAAGCTTGTGGATGAAGCTCTTAAGAAGATGAAGCACATCCTGGAGACCAATAAGGACATTGACTGTTATGTCAAAGGAGGGGAGGGCTAGGATATGGCAACAGCAGCACAGAGAGCTCAGTTCATAAACATGATTGCACCCATAGCAATGCAGCAGGCAAAGAAACACAGCAAGAAGATCTATGCCTCTGTGTGCATTGCTCAGGCCATCCATGAGAGTGGCTGGGGAACTTCTACCAAGATGGTCAGAGCCAATGCTCTCTATGGCATCAAGGTAGGAAAGTCTGCCTATAAGTTTGGGACTGCCTGGAAGGGCAAGGCCTACAAGACCGGCACCACAGAATACTACGATGGCAAAAATCCCACCAAGATCACTGACTTCTTCAGAGCCTATGACAATGTCTCTGATGCAACAGAGGACTACTTTGACATGCTCTGTCACTGTCAGAGATACAAGGGAGCGCTTAACCAGCCAACAGCCAGGAAGTGCATTGAGGGCATCATAGCCGGAGGATATGCAACAGGCCCGGACTATGTGAAGCATATCATGGCTCTTATTGACACCTACAATCTCACTAAGTATGATGGAGATGAGCTGCAGGGAAATCCATACCTGCTCACTACCAGCCTCTTGAAGAAGGGGATGAGGGGAGAGAGCGTGAAGTGGCTGCAGTATGAACTCAATGAAAAAGGAGCCGACCTCAAGATTGATGGAAGCTTTGGAGAAAAGACTAAAAATGCAGTGATGAATTATCAGAAGAGTAAGTACCTTAAGGTAGATGGAATAGTAGGCCAGAAGACCATCTCAGCTCTCAGATCTGACTAAATTGTCAGACTTCAACTGCATACAGGTGGCATACAAAGCAAGTCTCCAAGGTGCATGGTTGAGCTATCAATGAGCCTTAGCCATGAAAGCGCAAGGAATAGTATAAAAGAGTAGAAAAAGCCCGGAAGTGTAGAAGCTTCCGGGCTTTTATTATTGTCAGAATATTCTCTTAAAACCTGTTAAAAGATATTAAAATACACTAGTTGCATACAAGTGGCATACAGGTGGCATACAAGTGGCATACACTGTAAAGTCAGAAAACAACAGGCAATTTATTGACCTCAACAAGCAGGTCCTGCAATGTTTTTTCTGTGTAGACATTTGATGTGACATCTCCTTTGCCTCCTATCTTGAACATGGTCCCTTTTTTATTCTGGACTGAATGTCCCATGATGATCTTCTTACAGATCTCATTCATACCGGCCTTGTCGGCCAGATATCCAAAAGTGTACCTGCAGTCATGAGGAGCATGATTGAGCTTAAGATTATTCATGACTGTCACCCAGTTTGAATTGACATAGACATTCCTCTTGTAGTGCTTGCCGAACTTATTACAGATAAGGTATTCATTGTTAAGCTTAAGCCTCTGCTCTATGAGAGGGATGATACTGTCATGCAGAGGGATGATCCTGTTCTTGCCGGCCTCAGTCTTTACTCCTCCGGTCATATACTTCTCATCCAGGTGGACATCCTCTGACCTTATGTCAAGAAGCTCCACCGGCCTCAGGCCTGTGTAGATATATATGAGCAGGATGTCAACGTTATTGACAATATAAAGGCTCTCCCACAGGAGCTTGAGCTCACTCTCAGAAAAGGATGTATGGATGGGAGACTCCGGATCAGTCCACTCATATACCAGATGCTCAGTAAGATCTCTGTCCAGATATCCATTATTGATGGCATATCCATACATGCCCTTTAATATGACTCTCATGCTGCCGATGGTGGCAGCAGACTTTGAGGACTTGGATGTGATGATCTCCTGCAGCTCATTGGCTCTTATGTTTATCAGCTTCTTATGATGCAGCGGAGCAAAGATATTGAAAGCAATATTGTAATTCCTCCAGGTGGAGTCAGAAGGATTTGACTTAAGGGATTGCCTGTAGGCCTTCCACTTCTCAAACATCTCTGCAAAGGTAGGAGAGTAGGCATAAGCCTCATGCTCCTTCACAACAGCGCCCTGGTTATACTCAGCAAGGAATGTCAGAGCCAGGGACTTATTCTCAAAGTATCCTATATATTTTCTTTTGCGCTTAGCAGTCCCATCCGGAAGCTCTGCCATGTACGAAGTGACAACAGCATAAGGCTTCCTTCTGGCGCCGGGGAGCTTGACCACAGAGCCGTAACCATTTGGAAGTTTCATAAAGGCCTCCTCTCATGAAAGCTTTTCATCTACAAGCTTCTTGAATAAGATGCCAGTTGCCAGAGCATCAGAGCTGGACCTGTGGCCAGTTTTAGGATCACGGATGCAGTAGTAGTCACAAAGAGTATCCAGCTTGAAATTATCCGGCTCAACTTCCCACTTGATCTTTCGTGCAAGCGTTACTGTATCATAATATTTTCTCTTCTTTGAGGCATACTCAGAGCCTGCAGCATCAAGGAATTTTGTGTCAAAAGAGATATTGTGTCCCAGGAGATTGTCTTTGCCAATAAAGACATCAAAGTCTTTTATCACAGACTCAATGCTGGGGGCATCAGATACCATGTCATCTGTTATATGATTGACCTTAGAAGCTTCTGCAGGGATATGTTTGCCAGGATTGATGAGAGTTGAGAATATCTCTGCAGGAGTCCAGCCTCTGAACCTTATTGCAGTGAGCTCAATGATCTCCTCAGTATGAGCACTGAGGCCAGTGGTCTCAGTATCTATGGCCACAAAGTCACCAAGCTTCTCAAGGTTAGTACTCTGAGTGATATTGGAGACTGTGATTTCTTCAAACACCGGAGCTCTCATCCTTGTGTTGTCCGGATCAATGACTATGTCATGCCGGGGAATAGTTGAGAGCCTGTCATCAAATGCCCTATAAGCATTCTTAAGGGCATCCTCTTGGGCCTTCTCAGCTTCCTTAAGAGCCCTCTGATGAGCCTGCTCCTGTTCATAGAGTCTCTGCTCTTTTTCTCTCTGTTCTTTTTCCTGCCAGTATCTTTGCTCAGCTTCCTGGGCTTCCTTCTTCTGATTGATGATATGTCTGTAGACTAGAGTGCCTGTGATAGTAAGTCCTGCAAAGATAAGTATGTAGGGCAGTGATTGCACAATGAGCCCTATTATAAGGACTATGATTAAGAAAATAATAAGAAATACCATAAGTGCCTCCTTTACTTTTTAAAATCAACTATGTTATCCAATGCCTTCAGAAGTCTCAGAGACTTTGTAGCATTCTTTAGAGGCAAAGAACTCAGCCTGCTCTATCAATTTATCCCTGCCCTCATTATTGAGAGAATAATACAGCCTATCCAGCCGGGCTTTTCTTGTGTCAACAGATGACTCATTCCATCCCATGATCTGAGCAGGAGTGACTGAGAGTGCGCTGGCCATGAGCTCAATTTTGTCAGAGGGAATGTTTGTGATAATATCATTCTCATACTTATAAAGTGTTTGCTTTGATACTTTAATCTTTTGAGCCAGCTCTGTCTGGGACATATTTGCTGCAGTTCTGAAATTCTTTATCCGTGTACCTATCGTCATATCAACACCTCCATAAATTGATAATATAACAAAAAAGTTACTCAAGCAATAAAAAATAACTTGACAAGATACAAAAAGGAAATGTAAACTCAAGGAGTAACCTGATAAGTTACTTGAAAGAGAGGTGAGTATAAATGATTAAAACAGGGGATTTGAAGGCGGAGATTGTGAGAAATAATCTGTCTCAGAAAGATGTGGCCAGGATGATTGGTGTCACTCCCAAGACCTTTTACGATAAGATGAGCAAGGGAGTCTTTGGATCTGATGAGATAGAGATAATGATTAAGGAATTGCATATTGAGGATCCTATACAAATTTTTTTCGCTAAGGAGTAACCTCACAAGTTACTGAGCCGTTGCGACGTCGCAACAGAAAGGAGGACCAATGCCTAAGAAAATTGAGCCTTTGCACAGGATAACTGTGGCAGAAGCCGCAAGGGTACTGGATATGTGTCCTGACTCTGTGCGTTATATGGTCAAAAAAGGCACCCTGCCTATAGGCAGATGCATTGAAGGAAGAGGCAGATCTACATACTACCTGTACCAGGAATTTTTGGAGCAGTACTTGAAGGGAGAGAGAAAGTGAGACTCAAGCGGTCACTCATTATCGGTGGAGTGCTGGCTATCATCCTGGGGGTACTGATGGGGATGTGGCCGGAGCCACAGGAAGAAAAAAGTATATGGGAGAAGATACCGGATGAAGAGATACATACCTATATCAAAGAAGAAGGAGCAGCAGAGAATATTCCAGAGCATGAGACAGACGGCTGCATCAAAGAAGGAGCTGCAGACTCTGGATCAGATAGTACATCAGAGTGTGATGGAGATGAAGAAGAGCCTCCGGCAGCAGGATCAGTGATAGAGCTGTCCTATGACGAAGCTGCAGAGCTTAAGAGGCTGGCCACAGCGGAGGCAGAAGGAGAAGGATGTGAGGGCCAGTGGCTTGTCATGAGTGTGGTATGGAACCGGGTACAGGATCCGGAGTATCCCTCAACAATCCATGAGGTCATCAATCAGTACGGAGTCACCAAAGAAGGCAAGAAAATATACCAATTTAGCTGTGTGGCTGATGGGAGGATTGAAACCGCAAAGCCATCCGGAGACAGTGGCACAGCTCTTGCAAGACTTGAGACCGGAGATGTCAGTCCTGGGATCATAGCCTTTGAGGTAACAGGCACAGATATCCTGGAGAAGTGGTTTAAGTTTGCCTTCAACTACAAGCATCACAACTTTTTCACCAAGAAGTAGATAAAAGGGAATGGAAGGTGCAGTAAAAGGGAATGCGACAATTACAGACAACAGATACAGAGAAGGTGATGATGCTGGATATCATCATAGACAACCTCATTCATGAGTACAATGACAAGCCTCCGGTACCTAAAGACTTTCATAGCAGGGCTGAGAGGGTAGGATATCAGATAATCACAGAATTAGAGAGCAACGGCTTCATAACGAATGCCGGCATTTTAGGGGAAAAGAAAAGCAGATGAGCTTTACTCATCCGCTAATTCTCAAGTGGTACACAAAACATATTTGACAAGAAAAGTGTACTACATTGAGAACCTTTATGCAAGGCTAAAAGGCAGATTTTGTCTGTCTTTCATAGCTTTATAACCTATTAAAGTTAGGGAGGTCTTAGGGGGATCAATGGCATATAGAGAGTGTGATTATATATCACCGAATTTTATTGAGCATGAATTTTATTATGCAGGCAATTATGGTGCCAAGGGAGAGAAGAGAGCAGAGAGGGAGAAGATCACTCCTCTGCAGGTAGCAAAGAATAATCAATGGAACAGGATAAAGAGATTAAGGAGGACATTGCAGCTCAACTTTTATCCAGGAGACTATTGGATAACTGTAAAGTATAAGGCCGGTACCAGAAAAGACATCAAAGAAGTGAAAGCAGATGTCAAGAAGTACCTTGACGGACTCAGAAAGAAGTATAAGGCAAGAGGACAGCCTCTAATGTTTGTTTACAGGATTGAAATAGGCAAGAGGGGAGGTCTTCACTGCCACATGGTCATCAACAGGATACCGGAGGGAGATCTTCTGATGAGGGATGCATGGAAGAAGGCAACCAAGGATGCCGGATCAATTGACTACACGACCATAGAAGAGACCGGAGGCTTTGGAGGACTGGCTGAGTATATATGCAAGCAGCCGGATGAAGAGATACAGGGGCAGATGAAGTTTGACATCCTGGATGAGGACAAGAAGAAGCTCATAGCCATCTCATCAAGCCGTAACCTAAAGAGGCCCTGCCCTGTGATAAAGAAGAGATCTCACTGGACCATGAGGAGACTCTTGACTGAGGATCTTAAGCCGGCGCCGGGCTTTATGATTGACAAGGACTCCATAAGGAAGGGAGTAAACAGATTCACCGGACTCTCATACCTCTACTACACGGAGGTAAGGATTGACCAGCTTGCAAGGAGTGATACATGGACAACATAGATCTTTACATATACAGCTCAGTCAAGAGCAACACCAAGAAGGACGGCAAGAGCATCTACATCCTTGAAGTGCTGACAGGAAAAGGACCGGCCACTTTGACAGGAGGCCCTAAGGAAGTCTCAGAAGTGACAGGGTACCAGGCAGAGCTCAAGGCACTCGTTGAAGGCTTGAAGAGACTGACAAGACCATGCCTGCTGAAGGTGCATGCCTCCAACATGACACTCATGGCCGCCCTGCAGAATGGATGGTACAGGACCTGGGCTGATAACGAATACAAGAACAGCAAAGGAGAGGAGGTCTCCTGCTCTGAGGAGTGGAAGGAGTTCAATGAGCTCCTGGGAGACAGTCAGATAACAGATGTGGTATCAGACAGACATTCATACCTCTCATGGATGGAGTCTGAATGTTGTAAGTGAGAAGGGAGATAAAACATGTTTGACAGATTTGGAGAGATGGAAAGTGCAGCAGAGATCAATGAGCTGGCTGCCAACCTAAAGACAGAGGGAGATTATGACTCAATCAAGGCCCTTGCAGTGGAGAATGGCATTGATGAGGAAGTGGCCTGTGCATTCATAGACGGCTTCCTGCCGATGCTGTGTGATGACATGATGGCTGCCATAGGCAAGCTCAAGATTGAGGCAGAAGAGGTCAAGGCAGAAGAACTCATAAGTGACTGGTGTGAATATATAAAGCAGAGATGCCTTGAGGATGAGCAGATGCAGAAGGCAATACGGAAGAAGGGCAAGACCTTCAACGGATGTGTGGCCGAGATCCTTAAGTGGAGCTTTGGCCATCAGAGACCGGTAGACAAGGAGATCCTAAAGGCAGCAGGTGTCAGTGCAGGCAAGGTCACTTTTGGCATTCCTGGAATGGCAACAGCCAAGAAGCTGATAACACAGTACTACCTTGGAAAGTGAGGTAGTACATGAAGAAAAAGAAAATTGAACAGGTCCCATTTATAGGACTTGATAAGCTTGTGAGGAAGAAGGATGTCCTCTTTGTTGGTGTCACAGCAGTGAAGAAGGTAGGCAATGAGATGAACCTTTTCCTGGAAGTCTACAAGAACACGGAGGCAGGCAAGCAGATCCCGGTCATCAGATATGTGGCATCAAAGACAGACTGGACTGTGTATGACACAAGATACAGCAGCTTCTCCCATAGGAAGATGAACTCCTATGACTGGGGAGAGGGCTTTGTGTGGTATGAGGACAGACAGGAAGAAGGCAGAGGCTACCAGGAGAAGCGCAAGGCAAATGTTCTCTCATCAGAAAAGGACCTTGAGAGGATAAAGAAGTTCTTTAAGAACAGACTGGCCGGCTACCTGTCAAAGGACAGCTTCTGGTACAGCTACTTTAATGCCTTTGAAAATTACTGTGACTTCAAGAAGCAGCAGAGAGGCTATGAGCTGAGAAAAGAGAGACTTAAGGCCAGGAGTGAGCAGATAGCTGAGATTGATGAGAAGGAGCTCTTTGTCTATGCTGACAAGAACTTCTTTGAGAACAGGCATTATATCTACTATACAAAGAAGAGCACAAGGGCAGACCTTATATGCACAGCCTGCGGAGAGATAACATCCGGAAAGTGGAAGCCGGGGCAAAGCTATGAGAGCCAGTTTGAGCATCTGATTCCGGAGCCAAGAGCAGGTAAAAAGATAGCATGTCCCTTCTGCAGGGAGCAGGGCATCATGAAGCCTCTGGGAAAGCAGAAGGGAGAGACCAGGATAACAGCCCACATGTATGTGATGGCCAAGTATGGGGACATGGGAGCATGTATCAGATACTTTGAGATAAACAAGGCCTTCTATCTGCAGACTATTGATAAGGTGCCTGTGAGCGCCGGAGAGCTTAAAGCTGTCACAGAGATATCAAGGACCTATGTAAAGGATGGCAAGACTCAGACTGACTATCATAAACACAATGCATACCTGGGATATGATTTTTGGGATGACTGCAACCTTGCAGGAATGGCCAATATCATCATAGACAAGGCGCCGGTATATCCTCCATCCTGGGAATATTTAAAAGGTACCTGCATGGAGTACTCAGCTGCCAAGGAATACATTGAGCATGCCGGGGACATCAACATGAGGGACTATGCTGAGAAGTACATTGAATATCCTCAGCTTGAGATGCTGGTGAAGATGCAGATGTATGACATTGTGAAGCATGGCATGTACCTCCTGGATAAACATGCAACAACTCCGGAGGAGCTTCTTGGGATCCGGAGAGACAGGATGAGGTATCTGTCAGAGAAAAAAGGAGATGTGGCCATACTACAGACCTTACGACTTGAAAAGAGTCTTGACATGCACTGGTCACTGGATCAGATAGAAAAGCTCTCAGAGATGAAATTATTAAATCACGATACTCTGGCAGCGGTCCTGCAGATGATGTCTCTTGAAAAGTTCCTTAACAGGGTATCTGAATATTCTGGATGTGATTATGGAACCGGATGCCAGCATAGCATTAACAGACTTATGAGCACGGCAGCGGAGTACATGGACTATCTCTCTATGAGGCAGCAGCTTGGCTATGACATGTCCAACACTGTATATCTTCATCCCAGGAGCCTTGAAGCAGCTCATCAGAAGATGGTGCAAGAGATGGATAAGAAGCACCTTGATAAGAGGATCCTTGAAGTGATGGCTAAGTACCCAGGCATCAAGAAGTCCTACAGGAAGCTCAGAAGCCACTACTACTATGAGAATGATACCTACATGATAAGGCCGGCAAGGGATGCCAAGGAGATTGTAAAAGAAGGCAGACAGCTCCATCACTGTGTAGGTGGAGACAATTATCTTAAGAGCCACAATGAGGGCAAGAGCTACATCCTATTCTTAAGATTCAAGGAAAGCCCAGAGATCCCATATATAACCATTGAGATAAAACCTGCAGAGGAGAACATTGTCCAGTGGTATGGAGCACATGATAAGAAGCCGGATGAGGCCAACATGAAACGGCTCTTGCAGGAATACACCAAAGGCCTCAAAGAGACAGTAACCGCATAAGGAGGGAGATATGGAAGAATACCATCAGATAACACTGGATGAGTGGACACAATGGAAGGAAGACATAAGGAAGAAGCTTGCAGAGACAGCTCAGAACTTTGTTTATATCGGATACAGACTCAAGCAGATCAGAGACTCCGGTATGTTCGGAGGGGCAGCAGATGTCTTTGAGTTTGCTCAGAATGAATACGGCCTGGGGAAGAGTACAGTCTCAAGATTCATTGCTATCAATGAGAAGTATTCCAAGGAGGGCAACTCCCTGGAGCTCAAGGATGAATACAAGGGCTTCTCATCAAGCAAATTGTCAGAGATGCTGACTCTCCCAGACTCAGAATGTGAGCTCATTACAGAAAAGACCACAGTAAAGGACATCAGAGAGCTTAAGAACTTTGACAAGCAGCCAATGCCGGAGGCCATGGAGCCAATAGGAGAGCATCCACTTAAGGCAGTCATCATTGACTATTTCAAGGACAAGAAGGACATGCTCAATGAGGTCCTGGAGCTTTACTATCATCACAATGTCAAAGAGGCAGCAGAGTGTATGAACCCATCCGGGATAGGCACTCACAGCAAGGGCATCTGCTTTTTGTTCATGTATGAGTTTGAAAAGGGTATCAAGTACAAACTCCTCATGGATCCGGAGCCTAAGGCAATGGACTGGGCCGACTTCCTTGAGAAGGTCATGCTTGTATATGAGTATGAGTTTGACAGAGGGGCCTATGATGTATGGTCCCAGTACTACGAGAATAAGGATGTCATTGCGGAAGAACAACAGGAGGAAACCCAGGAACCGCAACAGCCGGAGCCTATTGCAGAAAATGAGAATGCAGCATCTGAGCCACCTGTAGAGGAAGAAAAAACAGAAGAGCCAGTAAACAACATTGTGGAATCTGATTCTGAAAAATCAGAAAATGAGGAAGCGCCCATAAATACTGAGGAAGAAGAACCTAAGAAAGCTGAAAGCCAGGAAACAACTTGTGCGGAGTCCGTTGCGACGTCGCAACAGGAAAAGGATGATGGAGAACATTCTGATGACAGGTTCATCAGAAGAGGTCAAATGCAGGAGAGGCTT